CTCATAATCAAACAGACGGTTACATTACATGTATGCTAGATAATATTATACATTATAAATCATATGACGGTGGTACCACAATTAAAAAGTTTGCTGGTGCATTACATACCAATTCATTCATTGGCGACGACTGGGAAGTAGAGAAGCAATGGATAAGCAATCATTATTCGGATAAATTTGGACCATACACACCATTTAGTGCAACAATGATAGAAATGGAGCAATGGCATATTGATCATCCAGAATATACTGAGGCCTTTCCTGCTTTTGGCTTGTTCGAAGGAAGATACTTAGACCGGTTGCAACGTGATTCCCTCGTACAAATTGGTAAAGACATGCATACTGTGTTATTTGATACTGATGAAAAACTTCATATTGAATGGGATAAAAACGGCACTGGTAATTTCTACAAAAGAGAATGGTGTGAAGAAAATAATAGTTTTTATAATGTGCAACCTTGTTGTGTATTTCCAGCAAATCCTGGTAGAACAGAATTAAGTGAAGAAGAAAAGCAAATTATGATTGCTGAGAATAATCTAAATTTAGAAAGTCTTTAGGCTTTTGCTAAAGTAATACCAGTAGTACCTTCAATATATTGATCAGCAAGATCTTTTAATGTATCCATTGTACAAAATATTTGATCATTTGCTATAGTAATTTTCTTTGATGCATCTGCACTAAACAACCAAGGCATTAATCCTAGTCCTTGTTGTGTTATCTGTACAGCCATTGGCTTTTCAAATGTAATACCAGTCTCATCTTGACTGATAAATCTAGTAATAATTTCTGTATCGCTGGTTAATTTGATTGTGACAACGTCACCCTTGGTATGTGATTTATTTAATAACATGTTTTCCTCTGTGTGTGATTATTTATATTATAGTGTAAAGCCAGTAAATGATTCTTTGTCGACATCTTGTTTTGTTCCGCCGATAACATAACTACTGATTTCTGTTTCTTGTGGTGCTACTTGAACTTCGCCACCTGTAATCCATGCTTGAGTCCACGGTAACGGATTAGTACCTGTATTAAATATTTTTTCTTGTCCTACGGCATGCATACGTTTACCTGCAATGTACTCTACATACTGTTTAAGTAATTCTGCATTTAAACCAATTATACTACCATCCTTAAATAAGTAATCTGCCCATGTTTTTTCTTGCTCAACTGCATCTAAGAAAAGTTGTGTACATTCGTCATATGTTTCTTCTTTAATTTTGGCAAAGTCTTTATCTTCGCGTGGTAAAAGTTTTAGCATTTGTTGTGTACTTGCTAAGTGAACGTTTTCGTCTCTAGCAATTAGTTTGATAATTTTAGCATTACCTTCCATTTTCTTAAGTTCAGCAAATGCCCAACTACAAGCAAAGGATACATAAAAACGTACACCTTCTAAAATGTTTACACTCATTAAGCACATCCAAATACGTTTCTTGTGTTCGTACTCATCGTACTTAGGACTTTTTGTATCTCTTAATAAGTTATAATCTATTAGTGAGTTGTAGTATTCTGTTATACTATCTGAACAATCTATAATTTCTTTAACACTCATCATTTCATCAAAAACCTTGCTCGGGTCAGGATATACGTTTCTGATAATATGTGTATAACTTTTGCTGTGAATTGTTTCACTGAATGCCCATGTTTCTATCCAGGTTTCTAATTCTGGTAAACTTACTATAGGCAAGAAAGCAAGATTAGGGGAACGTCCTTGTACACTATCTAACAGAATTTGTCTTTTTAAATTACTAGTAAAAATGTGTTGCTCAAAGTCTGTTAAGTCCTTAAAGTCTTTTGCATCTTTTATGATGTCTACTTCTTCTGGTCTCCAAAAGAAGCCTAATTGCTTTTCTGTAAGTTTATCAAACTGCCTATATTTGAGAACATCAAATCGCTGAATGCCCATGTCATCTGATAAAAACATATTACTTTTATTTGTATATTTTGATTTAGTATTAAGTACGCTCATTTATATTTTACAACTCTCACAGTCTTCATCATCGATTTCCCCCATTGGTAAATCTTCTAGTTTATCATCTTTGTTGATATCAATCTCACCTTGTCCGTCATATGTGTTATTATAGTATAACTGTTTACCACCATACTTATAAAACATAAGAAGATCCTGGATTAGTACGCTCATTGGTACTTTTTCATCTTCGTAGTGTTCTGGATTGTATGATGTATTTACCGAAATTCCTTGATCTATATACTTTTGTAGTACAGCCATTATTTTTAGATAGCCTTGTGGCGACTTTTGGTCCCATAGCAGGTCATACTTGTTTTTATAGTAAGGAAAGCCTGGTACTACTTGCTTTAATACACCATGTTTACTTTGTTTAATACTGATATATCCACGTGGTGGTTCAATACCGTTTGTACTATTACTAATCTGTGCAGATGTTTCTGCTGGCATTAGTGCCATTAGTGTCGAGTTTCTAATACCGTGCTCTTTAAGATTCTTTCTTAGTTCTTTCCAATTTTGTCTTTCTTTATGTTTAACTAATTCGTCTAAATCTTTTTTGTATGTTTGGTTAGGTGTAATGCCATGCCCATATTTTGTTTCCATTGTCTTAGGACAAGCACCTTTTTCCATTGCTAACTTGTTACTTGCTTTAATTAAACTGTAACTCCATGCTTCTGCCCACTCGTCAATTAACTCTAAATTAGGTTCTTGGTATGTCATACCTTGTTTAACCATCCAGTACGCAAAGTTTATAATTCCAATGCCTAATGGTCGTCTATTCATTGTACTAAGTTCTGCCGCTAATACAGGATATTGCTGATAGTCTAATAATTCGTCTAGACCTCTAACTGCTAACTTACATACTTTATTCATTTCTTCAAAGTCTTTGATAACACCCCAGTTCACTGCACTTAATGTACACAAACTAATTTCGCCTTCTTCATCGTGAGTATGTTTTAAAGGTTTTGTAGGCAAGTTAATTTCACAACATAAATTACTCATTTTTATTGGTGCTACTTTTTCAATAAATGCGCCATGTGTATTAGCATGATCAACATTCATTAAATATATTCTACCTGTATCTTTTCTTTCTTGTACAAAGTTACTAAACAATTCTATTGCTGGAATAGATTTTTTTCTTAGACGTGTATTGCGTTCTGCTTTTTCATATAACTCTTGGAACTTTTCTTGATCGGAAAAGAAAGAATCATATAATCCAGGAACATCATGCGGTGAAAATAATGTAATTTCTCCGCCAGTAATCAATCTTTCATACATTAATTTATTAAATTGTACACCATAGTCCATATGACGTACTCTATTGTCTTCAGTACCTTTGTTGTTCTTTAATACTAATAAGTCTTCAACTTCCAAATGCCAAATAGGATAGTATAGTGTTGCCGCTCCGCCTCTTACTCCACCCTGTGAGCATGATTTAACTGCTGACTGAAACATTTTATAGAAGGGAATAACACCTGTATGTGTTGCATCTCCACTCCTAATAGCAGAACCAATTGCTCTTATTGAGCCAGCACCAATACCTATGCCTGCTTTTTGACTAACGTACTTTACAATACTGCTACTCGTTGCGTTAATGCTATCTAAACTGTCATCTGTTTCAATAAGTACACATGAACTAAATTGTCTTTGTGGTGTACGCACTCCAGCCATAACTGGTGTAGGCAAGGAAATTTTAAAAGTGCTGATAGCATCATAATATGCTTTCACATACGCCATCCTTTTCTTTGCAGGATACTTGCTAAACAATGTAGCCGCAATCATCATGTATGCTACTTGCGGTGTTTCAAATATTTCACCTGTTGCTCTATTTTGTACTAGGTACTTACCACGGAATTGTTCCATAGCCGCATAAGTTAAATCTTCATCACGGTTATGTTGTATATAAGTTTGTAATTGATTAATTTCTTCTTTGGTATAGAGTTCTGTAAACTCGCTATCATAGAATCCGTCATCAATATTTTTTTGCACAATGTCACAAAGACATGGAGGTTCAAAACTATCATATACCATTTTGCGTAAGTGATAGTTAATTAACCTACCTGCTACATATTGATAGTTTGGTGTTTCCTCAGATATTAAATCTGCTGTACTTTTAATTAATGTTTCTTGGATATCAGTTGATGCGATACCATCATAGAATTGAATCTGGCTATTGATTTCGACTTGTGATGCACTTACGCCAGTGAGATTTTCTACTGCATACATTACTACCTTGTGTAGTTTGTCTATGTTTAGGTCTTCTCTAGTGCCGTCTCTCTTTGTAACTTTCATGAATCTTTGTGAGTTTTTCCTGTCTAATAATTTCTCTAACTGTTATGTAATTATCAAAATTTTCAATATTTACACTTGTATTCGGTAAAATGTTATAATAACACAAACCATCAAAAAATACAAGTCCTTCATGAAAAATTTCTTTATTTTCTGCTACTAGCCATCTAACTTTGCTAGTATCTATATATTCTAATTGTGCTAAAGTATGGTATAATAAAATTGCTTTACCACTTACACAAAACATGCCCTGGTCAAGTATTTCCCATGGTGTAGGCCACGTACTTGGTGTATAGTAATCAAAAGTTCTATTGATTGGCTCTATACTATAGATGTATTGTAACACATTTTTTCGTGATGGACGACCACTTTTATAATCGCGCCATATAGAAATTCGTTGTTGGGGATTGGCTACTTTATCTAGCAATTATCCAAGCCACTTCCTAACTAAGTATTTAAACGATGCTGTCCTTGTAGTACCGTCAGTTAAGTTATTGGTTGATGTTAATTTAAAAGTATTTGTACCATTATCATATGTTGTACTTAAATCAAATGTTGATGCTCCAAAACCATTGTGCATTACAGCACCGGTATCATTTAAAGATGCATCTTGTAAAGCCTGATTTGCTGTAAGATGTAATGTACCTGTTCTGGAATATGCGTTGCCTGAACTACCTACTGCTGTTACAGAATATTCTATAATTACCGCAGTTACATCAACTGCACCAAATGATACAATGTCAGTGCTTCCCGGTGGACAACTTTTTGTTATTGCTTCAAACAATGAATTTGCAGAACCTGTTAATAGTACTGAATAATCGTCTTGTGTTAGTAGTCTTTGATTTGTTTTAACGTTTGTTAAGCCTGTAACAACTGCATTAGCACTTGCCCCAAAAATCTTGTTTGTAATTGTAGAGAAGTTTTCTGCTTCTTGGTTTCCAGTCATTGTGATTGATAAATTTTCACTGCTGGTTGATGGTGTAAATTTGCTAATTCTAGTTGCTCCAGAATTAAATTTGTTTCCTACTTCAGCCGCAACAAACATATTAAATGTTGCGTCGCCTAAAGAGCCATGTATCCAATCTTCTAATTGACCTTTAATTGAATTAAGTGCTCTAGTGTATGCTTGGTGAGGTAGTTGTAATAGGGCACCGTCTGAGTTATCAGTGTATGAAATTTCAAATTCTTCATCAGCGGATACATACCAATTTGTTGTTGATATAAAAGTTGCTTTGGCAAAAATGTTTGCATTATTGACTGCGTTAACCACTGCTTGTAATGTTCCAAGACCTGATAAACTTACTGTTGTCGTTACATTATTACTGTTTCTTTTAATTTTAATATCTGTTAAGCCTGTAATAGAAGCAGATATTGTGCTTGATTCAGCAAATACTTCTACATGTTTATTTTCCATACCCACAAATGCTGTACCAACTTCATAATCTGATCTAATGTACGCATTATTAAACTGTCTATAACTTGCAACATTCTTATCATCGTAAAAGCCAACTGTAGCAGTAGAACCTACGTTTCCTGCATCAGTAAATGCACTTATAATATCTACATTGCTGTAATAATTTAATGTAATATCGTCTGATCCAGTAGGATTAGAACCAAATGTTAAAGTTGTATTAGTATGGGTAGTAGGCGAAGACACAAAGAATTCATTGTTAAGCAAGTTTGCCGCTGTTCTTGTTGCGTTTGTACTTAAAGCAACTCCGTTTTTTGCACCAGTAAAGTCTGTGGATTCAAATGCTCCACCGTCAAATACATTTTTAATATTACCTGAAGTAATACTAGCATTAAAAACAGGATGTGAGTGTGCTTGTCCACTAGTTCCAGTAACTACAAACGTTGTATTATTTGCTGTACCGTCAAATGTACTAGTTGGAAATCTTTTACTAGGCATAATTAGCCTAACAAAATTATTATTTAAGTATGAATTTGCGTATGTAAACCCATTAATAATGTTATTTACAGATACTGAGTTTGCATTTTGAGCCGTAACACCTATCTTAGGGTCTAGACCAATAAAAACTTCCTTGCTGTCTGATGCTAATGCAACTTCCCCTGCTCGTAGAGGTTGAGGTAAATCTATACGATTTCCTCTGCGTTGTTGCATTCGTGATATAATTATTTCTTTGTCCGCCATACAACTATTTATCTTTTTTGTTTACTTTGTGAAGATGCCATCTTCTTTGTCTTCCATAAAGTACATATTCTGTATGTTCTTTAATATTATCACCGTATTCTCTATAATACTGGTCGTCTAGAGTATATGTATAATCACCAAATGTTAATTCTTCTGCACCATTAAATGTGTAATCATATAAATTTGTTGTTGTTTTAAATTCTTTTTGTTCATGAATATAATTACCCCAATGCTTGACTCTATTTACAGCATAATTTTTATAATCTTTTATAATTACAGGATCAATGTCCCATGTCTTATCAACATACTCTGCAACTTTATCTATGAAATGAGGTATCTTCTGATTGTAGTGTAACTCCATTGGTACAATATAAGGTATTGCCCAACTGTATACTCTTATTTCTTCATTACCTACCCAGCCGTCAAATATACCTGTGTCATGCCAGTTATATAATCTATCCTCTAAAATATCTACATATTGTTTAAAGTCGTCATGTAAGTATTCTACTACTCCTTCGTAAAATTCTCTGTATGATACTCCAAAGGCTTTCTTTAAGTATATTGCAATAAGATCACTTATACCGTTATTATGTAATGATATGACTTGACTAGTATACTTGTATGCCTCGACTAAATCTTTTTGAGGCATAGAATCTGTGCCTTTTATCACCTGTATTTCTTCTGATATTCCTAGTGATATATCTTCAAAACTTGTACAGTCTACTACCATGTCATGTGCAGGAAATGTTTCTAAACCAAACTGTTGTCTTTGTGTATTCATTGGTGCATTTTCTATGACTTGCAATGAATAGATATCTAACGAAGTATGAAAACCATAATCATATAATTTGCTTAATGAATCTTTCCATGTTTCTAATGTTTCGCCCGGCATGCCTAGAATTAATTCTGTGCCCATTGGCATATGATGTTTGTTTGCGTATACTGTTAAATCTTCTGCATTATTAATCTTCATATTTTTTCTTTCAATATTAACTAATACTTCTTCAGTAAATGATTGCAAACTAATTATAAATTGTGAATTTACTCCATTCTCATTTAAAAATTTTATGATGTTAAAAATGTTAGCATTACTATTTTTTGCAAAACTAGTTTGAAACTTTTTAATAACTCCTTCTTTCTTATGCAGGTCAGCCATCTTTTCTGCAATCATCATATCACGCTCTTTGAATATACCAAAATTTGCCGCTGTACATGATATAAAGTCACAGCCATTTTTACTCATCCATTCTAATTCAGCAAACACTCTATCCAGTTCAAACTTATAAACCTTTGCATTTGTTAGTCCGCCCCAATCACAAAAAGTACATTTGTAAGGGCATCCTCTATCTATTTCTAATGTTGGATTCCATATAACATCTTGGTTTTGTTCCATGATGTCATCAAAGATTCCGTCCAAATATGGACTAGGCAATTCAAGATCTTTTATCCTTTCTGCTCTGTAAATTTTTTGTAATTCTCTATCTTCTAAATACGACAGTAAAATATCTTCAAAGATTTGTTCACCTTCTCCAATTGTTATGCTGTCTATTTGTGGGAAGTCTTCAAAAAGTGTTCTGCTAGTATGTGGTATAGAAGGACCGCCAAATATACATAATATATCTGGGTTATGTTCTTTAAGATCTTTTGCTAGTTTTAAATTTAGTTTCCAATTCCATACATACGCACTAAAGAAAACTATTTTGCTGTTTTTGAGTGCGTCTAGATTATCTTGATAGGGAGTTCTTTTGAAAAGAATTGTATCTACACAAAAGTTGTCTTCTATTTTCTTGTTTTGTTTTGCGTATGCCCAAAGTAGGCCTAGAGAGTAAGGCAGATAGTATATATTTAGATGTGTTGGGCCTACATCAAATCCAGGTTGAACTAAACTTATATTAACTTTTTTCTGCATCAACTTTCCCATAGTAATCCGCCAGTCTCTCGGCCCATTTACCACAGTACTTATCAAATTCTTCACCTTCTATCGAAAATTCTTTAAATTTGGATTCTCTGTCTACCATTAGAATAACTACTTTCTTAATTTTTGTATCAAACATTTCATTGTGTGCTAATGCGTATGCACAACCTTGCATGAAGTAATCTTCAATCCATTCACGTTTTTTAATTTTTTTAGCAGTTTTAAAATCAATAATTGCATGTTCGCCTTCGTATATACCGATAGCATCTGACGTACCAGCATATAATCCTTTTGCAATCAAGGCTACTTCAACACCCCATAGTTCATCTATTTTAGTTAAACCATTGTCTATCATTTCTGATGTCATGCTTTCTGCTAAAACGCTCACATGGTTGTTGCCAAATGTGTTCCATTCTTCGCCTAGTATATATTTTTCTAATGCGTTATGAACTTTAGTACCTAAGCCTGCGGCTTCTGTGCTTATGCGAGTTGCTTCTGCGTTACCTACACGTTTACGCCAGGCAATTAAGGCAGTCTTATCTCCAGTATCACCGAGTATAGTTGTTACACTAGGCACAGGCTTATCATCATCGCCAGTATATTGACGTTGTCCTGACTTTGCTGTTACTCTTTTTAGTTGGGGATAATTGTATTTGTTTTCTAAAAGGCTTTCTGTTACCACTTGATTGTCCACTGAATTGTATTTCCGGTTGATGTATTAGTACTAATATTTACCGAATATCCTTTGTCAGTGAAATGTTTTTTGACTGTGCTTATTTGATCAGTCAGTGTGGTATTACTTGAGATGCCGTTGTGTGCTTGATAATACGAGGTATTACCTGTCATTGTTGTTCCTGTGGATTGAATCAAGTTTAGCGACCCGGCAGTAATGTTCGCTAATACGTTTGCCTCTAATGCTCTAACTTCATTAAGGATAATAACACTATCGCGACTTCTTCTGCGAGCCTCTGTTGCGTTTACAAAAATTGTATCAGACATTTAAATCGTCTCCTATACCCTTATTTGCGGCTGATGTAGCCAAGTTTGAAACATTTTGTTCCATGTCTTGTGGTTCTGGTACCATTTCGTCTGGCACGTTACCCGGTGCATTAAATTCTATTTCTGTATTTGAAACATTAGTAATTAATGATCCTTCTTCTGCCATCCTATCTAGAATTGATCTAAGTAAAGACTTAGATAGTGGTGCACCTTTGCTGTTTAATTCATCTAAAAATTCGTCAGTGCCCATTGATATGAATCCTTGTTCTACTTTATCTGTGATAATATCGTCTATATCAGATACTGTACTATCTAAGGAATCTTCTGTGAGATAAAGGTCTGTGAACCTCATTTTATATCTTCTCTGATCTACCTAGAGGCTCTTCTTCTGGTCCTGCTTCTGCATCTGCACCTGCAAAGTTATCTGCTGGTTCGTCCATTGCTGGGTCCATTGATAAGTCATCCATGCCCATATTGTCTTGTGGCATAGGTGCGGCTGATTCTTCACCAGTCATTGTACCAATTAGTGAGTCAACACCTTCTTTAGAAGATTTGTTTGCATCTAAAAGTGTGCTTAGAAGTGATTCCATTTGACCTTTAAAGTCTGCGGCTCTTTGTGCCCCAAACTCATGTGCCATTGAATCTGCAATAGATGGTATATCTTCATTTGCCATCCTGCCAATTCTTTCAATGTGATCTTGGATGTCATTACTTAATGCTCTTGCCGCCATAACAACTTCTGCTTCTTCAACACTTGTACCTGAAATTTCTTCAGTTACAACTTCTTCTGATACCATATCGCTAACGATACTATCTAAAAACGACTCGAAACTTTTCATTTCTTTTAAGTCTGTTATTCCATATTTTTTTGCCATTTGTTCCACCTTGTTTGCTTTTTCTATATCTACACCTTCTAACTCTGCAAATAGTTCCCCTAAAGGAAATTCATGCCATGGACCTTGTGCAAGTAAATTAGATTCTTTTCTTTCTAAATACTCACCAATTGTCTGTGCAACTGTTTGTTCTATTGCATCTTTATATGCTGGGTGTATAACCTCGTCTTCCTGTTCAACTGCTTCTGGCTCGTCAATAACGTCCATAACATCATCTTCAAAATCTTCTTCAACTGCTGGGCTCATACTACCGTCAAACATTGGCATTAGTTGTTCGCCAAGTGCCGCTAATATCATTTCTGTTGGATATCTTGCAGGCATTGATTCGTATCTTTTACCACAACTTGCCATCAAAGTATCGTAGTCATCCCCGCTTTCAGCAAGTGAACAACCGTATTCATACAGTTCGTCCATTAATTTTCTATAAGTCTCACCTTCGTAATATAGACCTTCGTTAATCATAATACCTAATGCATCTCTAACCATGATATTCATACCATAGTTTGGATCTTGTTGAAATTTATTACTTTTATTTCGTAAATTTACAAGTCTCTTCTCTACATTTTGATATGCTTGTTCTAGTTTTTGCTTAGGTAAAACTTTTTTAACATTGATGTCAAAATTCTCAGTAAGATAGTTTTGTAACTTACCTAATCTTGATAAGTTATCTTCGTTTAAATGTTTTACTTCCATAGTAGTCCCTTCTAATAGTTATATTTATCAAAGAAGTATAATTATACCGAGATTAACAAATGACAGTGATGTAGTAATTTATCTACAGCACTTGCAGACTTGTGTTCTGCTTCAGTTAATTTTGCTTCGTATATAGTTAATCTATCAAAATTTTCTGATGATTCTGTTAATTCCTCGTAAATTTTGACTTCGACCATTTTAGACACAGCATACCTTTCAACTTCTAGCACTCTTTCTATTGTGGAAGAGTTAATATCTTCACCTGTGTTTAATGCTGATGCAATAATATTAGCAACAATTTGTAAATTGATATCTTCATATAGCATATCGCTATTTTTTAGATTAATTATGTCAAATGTATCGCCATTATCGATAACGTCGTATATATCCAGAGTGGAAATAATCCCACTTAGGATGTCTTGTAATTGACCTTTAAGATCAGATTCTGTTGTTGGTTGCATGTAGTCTATATCCGGCTTGTCCATCTTTGAGTTTCACTAGTTTAATTATCTCTCTTTTTCTTAAATCTTCTGCAATTTGAACCTGTCTTTCGTTCATTTTGCTTTTGTAATATGTTCCAAACTCTTTTAATGTTTCACAAAATGAGATTTCTTCGCCCATTATATATGTTAATCCGTATTTACTTTCTATGCTACGCATTTTTCTTCTTCTTTTTCTTTTTGACTGTGCGTTTAATTGGCTCTTTAAAAAGAGGCATTGCCACAGCGGCTATCCCGCCAGCAGTAGTTTCAGTGATACTATTATACCACTCTTCTATATTTTTGTCAACCTCTTTTATTCGCATAATTGTATTTATCTTTTAATCACCTAACTCTTGCATAGGAATTCCTAATTCACCTGTACCTGCTAGGTAATCATCAAGTGTTGTCATTCTAACACGCCTAAGTAAATTTTGTAAATATATGTTATAATTTTGTACAGCAATTCTATTTACGCCTTCTAACCAGTTTTGCCATAATTCTTTATTTAATTTAAGTTGTTGTAACCGTTTAATTTCTTGTAAAATTTCTTCCATGCGTTGTAATTCGTCTGCATTTTTATCATATGATTCTTTAATGTATGGTTCATATGAAATATATCCCATTTCTTTTATTTTTTCCCAACTATGAGGAGAGCCTAATATCATAAATGGTTGTTTAAAAATGATTGCTTTTAAGAACTTTTCTGTAAGAAATATGGAACCCTCAAACTCGCTTTCGCCTACAATTTCAATATCACAATTACGTCTAGCATTATAGTACATGTAGTTGTCACTGCTGAAATTTGTATTAGGATCAAAGTCTAAATGATTATGTTCTCTGTCAATGTACGTTGGTATTTTACTTTTAATATCTAGTAGCACAGGATATAAGTCTTCAAATCCTTCCGGCCAATTTCTATCCCATGTCAATGAATTAATATACTTAACTGCTGAACTTTGTGCTCCTCTCCACTCTTCAGGTGTACTAAACATATTATTATCTAATAATTTTTCTTTGTTTAGTAATGATAAAAATAGTGTTCTAAAACCACGTTTAGCATTCATATGTTTGTACATGAACAAGTGCGGTTTGTTTGGATCTGAGTGTATATGATCTAATGGCTTTGAACATTCTACTGACAATGGCCATGTTTCGTTTTCATCTACCAATGGATCAGGTTTAAACTCGCACATGTCTTCGTTTTTTTCTATGGCATAATTGTCTTCTAGCATTTGTTGGCAGACTAATTCGTTCCATCCACCACAATTAAATACTTTAATTTTATCAATAGTTGCATAAGGTTTGTTTAATAAGTATTGATCATACATGTATCTAAGATTTTGTGTGCTGTTTGTATAATACGTTTTTTCAAATGGTATGTCTAACTGACTGACTAGTACATGTAATGCATCAAATAACTGGTTGCTGGCATGTCCTTCAGCGGCATTTTCAATAATAAGACCACACTTATGATGTTCTTTAAGATCTTTAATTGCTTCATCTGACAAGTACGGCCTAACAAGTTTTTGATTTACAAGTTCTCTGCCATAGTAAATTAATTCTGCTATACTATCGTCATCACAGCAATCAATACTGATTAAATAAAAGAAACTTTTACTTTCATCAATTTCGTTTCTGGGTTTTATAAAATCTTTAGCACCATAAAAATGTGTGAAACTGTTAATGGTGTTGTCTATTGGACAATGCTGACTAGCATCTCTAAGATGTGTGGGGCCTCTGCGGGCCATATCTTCTAAAAAATCTCTGTACCAATTGGGATGATGTACTATTTGCATAACACATATTTATTGAATGTTTAATGTTTAGTTTTCTATTGTTGAACTGACTGAGTTTTTCTAATTTGAGCAACCATATCTGTTTTAAACTTTTCCAGTTCAGGGTTTGTGCCCAGTGTTTCTAATTGAGCAACACATCGATTAATGGCTCTTAATGCTGTGTTACTGGTAAGATCAATTTTATCAGCCGATTGGCGTAATATCTGTATCATAAACGCCATCATTTCTGGCCATGGCTTACCACGTTGTTGTGCGTATGTGAGCATTAAGTCTACAAAGGATTGACTGGGTATTGTGGCTGTTCTATTTAGAATAGAGGGCAATGTGTTCTTTGTGTAGTATTCATCTACATAACGCATTACGCCGCCTTGATGTTTGTTATTGAACTCTACAAACTTTCTC